ACAATGCATTGGGCGGGGGTAAAACATACGAGTACGAGGTCTATTGTGTTTGCCGAGAGTGTCATAAAACGACAATGTTTCTTTGCAGACCTTTAACGAAAAATAAAACTTTAGATGGCTATAATTGGGAAAGTGGAATATTCGGCTTAAAGGAAGTTGCAGAGGTTGTTAGGCCTATATCACCGGCAGACTTAGCAGTAGAGGAGCCACCAGAGTTCTTACCTGAGCATATCAATAGTGCATATGAGGAAGGGGCGAAATGTTTGGCTATAGGTTGTTATAATGCAGCAGCAACCATGTTTAGGCTTTGCCTTGATTATGCCACAAAAGGACTTCTTCCTGATGGGGAGCAAGGGCCTGCGCAAAAAATAAGGAGAAGCCTAGGGTTAAGAATGGAGTGGTTATTTGATAATCATCTACTGCCTGAAGCTTTAAGGGAACTAGCTGAATGCGTTAAAGATGACGGAAATGATGGAGCGCATGAAGGTATTTTGGATAAAGCTGCTGCTGAGGATCTTGAAGATTTTACCTATCTTTTTTTAGAACGGCTTTACACTGAACCTCAACGCCTTATCGAAGCCAAGACAAGGCGTGAACAAAGAAGAAACAAATAAGTTCGGAATTATTCTTCTGAAAGAATATAGGGCGTAAATTTAATCACTTCTTCGCCCAGCCAGTCGTTCAGCTCTTGTAGCCTTTTTTGCAAGGGCGTTAATTCATTACGTACAAATACGCGACTGGCCTTCTCCACATCCCCAAACCCCCCGACATTATTAGGCATTATCCCCATCATTTGTGGCGGCACACGATGCGCCGCCATCATGTCGTCCCGGCTCACGTTCTTGATATTCAGGAACTCATCCTTCGCCGCCACTTCTGACAACGGGATAATCTGAAGCCCGTCCTTTTTACCGTTAGGCGAGTACATAAACAGGTTACGGAAGTTACCAGGACCTTTGGCGCTTTTCATCGCATTGCGGAGGTTGTTCACATCCTCCTGGTTCTGCGCTGCATCGGTCATGTACATGATGAAGCCTGCATGACTGCCGTTAATGTAATACTTGCGGCGGAACAGCGTGGCGGACTCGTTGAGCAGAGCTGACGGAATGGCAGAAAGATAACCAGGCAGGCCGTAGATCTCCTGGTTGATGTCCGGTTCCATCAGATGAAAAATGTTGCCTTTCGTGAACTGATACGGCTGTGTAGTCATGCCGTATTGCACAAACCAGTAGGTATCAAGGTCTAACCCGCGTCGGGTGTATTTTGCCAGTGCAGGCTCAAGGGCGATAACTTCACCGAAGCGGTTCGTGCGTTTCTCCAGGTAGGCGTTACCAAAAACCAGATAGTCCTGTACAAAACGCGAAAAAGCCTGCTGGCTGAGCAGCGGGTGAGGGATGTAGGTGCTGGTCAGAATGTTGCACTTCACTGCAATCGGTGAGCTGTGATGCACGGCGGCGCGGAAGGTTCGCCCCAGTCCGTCGAAACTCACAGGCGGCTCGTACCAACGATCCATCTGTACGCATTCCACATAGTCCAGCAGTTCGCGGCGGTCCAGAACAGGAACGGGATCACCGAAGCTGAATGCTTCGGCTGAAGTCTGGCTTTTATGCTGGATCTGTTTCGTCGACGCAGCGCGGTTCTTCTTACTCTTTCCCATCAAAAAATCTCCACAATATTGCTGGTATTGGCGGACTCGCCCTGCAGCGGTTCGTTAAACAGTGCGTGCATTGTTGCCCAGGCCAGATCGGCATGGCTGGCTTCTTCGCTGCGGCTGGCTTCATAGGTCGGGCGGTTGCCACTGGCAGTGGTAGCGCGACGGATTGCCATAAATGACTGCGCAATGTCGGTGTGCCCGGCGTCAAACTCCAGACGGCGGTGGCTGATAATGTCGTAGGCCTTGAGTACCAGGGCGTTTTTAACGTTGGGGTTATAGACAAACTCCCTGACGGCAGGAAAAAACGCTTTCACGTTCTCGTAAACCCCGTGACCGACGCCGGTCGAGTCGATACCGATATAGGTCACGTTATACTGTTCGGTCAGTTTTTTGATGGCGTCAGCCTGGGCGCGGAAGTCCATCCCGCGCCACTGGTGACGCTCAAGAATGCGGAACTTACCACCCGGCACGGCTGGCGGAGCCACCACCACGCATCCGGCACTGTCGCCGTTCTGCGTACCTTTTGCCGGGTCATAACCGATCCACACTTCGCGCCAGCCAAACGGGCGCAGGGCCAGTGCATGAAAGTCGGTCCAGACTTCCCAGCTGTCCACCATGCACGCCTGCAGTTCGCTGAGCGGGAACACGGACGCGAGATCGTCCACGAACTCGCACATCAGCAGGTTCTGGTATTCGTCCGGGCTGTACTCCATGCGCAGCTGGTCGAGGTCGAACAGGTTACAGCCGCCGCGCACCGCATCTTCCACGGTGACTATCTGGCGGTATTGCCCGTCTGCGCACAGTAGGCCGGGGGCCAGATTGCTGTGGGACAGGTCGATGTCCACCTTGTCAGCTTTGTTGCGTCCACGGTTGAACAGCGCACCGGACCAGAACGGATAAGCACTGTGGGTCAGGCTGGATGGCGTGGAAAAATAGGTTTGTCGCCATTTCTTGTGAATAGCCATACCGGAAGCCACTTTGCGCAACTCCTGGAATTTCGGTATCCAGAAATATTCATCCAGATACAGGTTGCCGTGGTAACTCTGCGCCGTGCGGGCATTGGTGCCGAGGAAGTAAAGCGTGGCCCCGTTAGGAAGCACCATCGGATCGCCTTTCAGCTCCACCTCGACTTCTTTGGCGAAGTCGATGATGTACTGCTTAAAGACGTGAGCCTGTGCCTTACTGGCAGAAAGGAAAATCTGGTTACGTCCGGTAAGCAGGGCGTCAATCAGGGCTTCACGGGCAAAGTAAAAGGTCGCGCCGATCTGGCGTGACTTCAGCAGGTTGCGGATGCGGTTGGTTTTTCCGGCTTCCCACCAGTGGCGCTGGTAGTTGAACATGGAGGAATGGAAGATTTCTTCCAGTTTCTCTATCTGTTCATCGGTGAAAACATTCTTTTCCGGCTGACGGCGCGGGCCTTTGTTGCGGTTGGCGACGTTAGGGTTTAAGTCGGCTTCGTTGCCGCCATTGTTAAACTTGCCGATCCGCGCGTGGCGCTCCGACTGGCGCGCCAGCAGGTCAATTTCTTTGAAATCTTTCCCTTCTTTGTGCTCCTTCATAATGAGCTGGCAGTAACGTGCGGCGGTGGTGAGCTGCATCTGATCCAGCGGCCCATAGTCACCCCACTTGTCGCGTTTCTTCCAGCTGTGAACGGTTGCAACTTTCTCGCCCAGCATTTCAGCAATGCGGGCTACGCGGTATCCCTGAAAGTACAGCAGCATGGCCTGCCGACGGGGATCGAGATCTGCGGGTGTCAGTGTGGTGTTCATGGCACAAACCTACAGCCTTGAATGAAGGCTTTCCCCGCCTGCGGTTTGTGTGGTTGTCGGTACAAATACCGCGCATTGTTTCACTGCCCCCATCACCGCAACCATAAGGCTCCAGTAAGTTATTTCTAACGGAGCACGGCTCATGACAGTGAAAGCAAAGCGTTTTCGCATCGGGGTGGAAGGTGCCACCACCGACGGACGCGAAATCCAGCGTGAATGGCTGGAACAGATGGCAGCCAGCTACAACCCGGCGGTGTATACCGCGCTGATTAACCTTGAGCACATCAAGTCTTATCTCCCGGACAGCACCTTTAACCGTTACGGCAAGGTGACGGCGCTGTTTGCTGAAGAAATCACGGAAGGCCCGCTGGCAGGCAAGATGGCGCTGTATGCCGACGTTGAGCCAACGGAGTCCCTGGTGGAATTGGTGAAAAAAGGCCAGAAATTATTCACCTCTATGGAAGTCAGCCCGAAGTTCGCTGATACGGGCAAAGCCTACCTGGTCGGCCTGGCTGCCACTGATGACCCTGCCAGTTTGGGTACGGAAATGCTGACATTCAGCGCCAGTGCAGCCCATAACCCGCTGGCAAACCGCAAGCAGAATCCCGCCAATCTCTTTACCGCCGCAGAGGAAACGGTGATCGAACTGGAAGAAATCCAGGAGGACAAACCGTCCCTGTTTGCCCGTGTCACGGCGCTGTTTACCAAAAAAGAGCAGTCCGACGATGCCCGGTTCTCTGATGTGCATAAGGCCGTGGAGCTGGTCGCCACTGAGCAGCAAAACCTGAGCGCACGCACCGAAAAATCCCTGTCTGAGCAGGAAGAACGTCTGTCTGAGCTGGAGACTGCCCTGCAGGCACAGCAGACCGCCTTTAACGAACTGGTGGACAAGCTGAGTCATGAAGACAGCCGCCAGGACTACCGCCAGCGTGCAACAGGCGGTAACGCCCCCGCTGACACTCTGACCAATTGCTGATGGAGCACAAAACCCGATGAAGAAGAATACCCGCTTTGCTTTTAACGCTTACCTGCAGCAGCTGGCGCGTCTGAACGGTGTGGCAGTTGAAGAACTGTCCAGCAAGTTCACCGTAGAGCCGTCCGTGCAGCAGACGCTGGAAGACCAGATCCAGCAGTCCGCCTCTTTCCTGACGCTGATTAACGTCACGCCAGTGACTGAGCAGTCTGGTCAGTTGCTGGGGCTGGGTGTTGGCAGCACCATTGCCGGAACCACTGATACCACCGCGAAAGAGCGAGAACCTGTCGATCCGACGCTGATGGTCGATGTGGAATACAAATGCGAACAGACCAACTTTGACACGGTGCTGACCTACGCGAAGCTGGACCTGTGGGCGAAGTTTCAGGATTTCCAGGTGCGTATCCGTAACGCCATCGTGAAACGTCAGGCACTGGACCGCATCATGATCGGCTTTAACGGCGTGAAGCGTGCGAAAACCTCCAACCGTAGCGAAAACCCGCTGCTGCAGGATGTGAACAAAGGCTGGCTGCAGAAAATCCGTGAGGATGCACCGGATCACGTCATGGGCAGCACCACCACGGGCGGTGAAACCACACCGGGCGCGGTGAAAGTCGGGAAAGGTGGCGAATATGCCAACCTGGACGCCGTAGTGATGGATGCCGTCAATGAGCTTATCGACGTGGTCTACCAGGACGATGACGATCTGGTGGTGATTTGCGGTCGTGAACTGCTGTCTGACAAGTATTTCCCGCTGGTCAACAAAGAGCAGGAAAACAGTGAAAAACTGGCTGCCGATATGATCATCAGTCAGAAACGCATGGGTGGCCTGCAGGCGGTGCGTGCGCCGTTCTTCCCGCCGAATGCGCTGCTGATCACCCGTCTGGATAACCTGTCCATCTACTGGCAGGAAGATACCCGCCGCCGTTCAGTTATCGACAACCCGAAACGTGACCGGATTGAAAATTTTGAATCCGTTAACGAAGCCTATGTGGTTGAGGACTATCGCTGCGCTGCACTGGTGGAAAACATCCAGATTGGTGACTTCAGCGCCGCCGCAGCAGAAACCGGAGCGTAATTCATGAGCCTGAGTCCCGCACGGCAGCATCGCCTGCGCGTTCAGGCTGAACAGGCCGCTCGCGAGGGTGGCAGTGTTCGCCACGCGTCGGGCTATGACCTGATGCTGCTGCAACTGGCGGAAGACCGCCGCCGTCTCAAGGGCGTTCAGTCCACGGTCAAAAAAGCGGAAATCAAGGTGGAGCTGCTGCCGAAATATGCCGCCTGGGCGGAGGGCGTTCTGGCTGCCGGAGGCGCTCAACAGGATGACGTGCTGATGTACGTGATGCTGTGGCGCATTGATGCCGGAGATTATGCAGGGGCGCTGGAGATCGGGCGTCATGCCCTGCGTCATGGCTGGGTGATGCCGCTGGGTAACCGCAACGTGCAGACCGTGCTGGCAGAGGAAATGGCAGACGCGGCGCAGAGCGCAATGCTTGCCGCCACCGGCTTTGATGCCGATC